GCCCAGGTTCTCCATCACCCTCAGGTAGTGCTTCGCGACATCCTCGTTGCCAATGATGATGTCGTCACCAAGGACAGCGTAGTCCCGGAACCAACCAGCTATACCTGCACAGAAGGCAGCAAACTGCACGATCGCATGATGTGTAAGAGCTAACATGGCCCAGGACGAGTAAGCCCCCATTGGCTGGCTGACAGCGTACCGGTACCTCTCCGACTCATCAGATGGATCGGATCGGCCGGCCTGTCTCTAACCGATGGTAGAATCGCGTATTCGCGATCTACCAACAGGGACTTCCACGCCTGCGCAAAGTTAGCGTTAAAACATCACCGCCAGGATTGATTATCGGACCAGCACTGGTAGTCTATCAGTCGCTGACGATAAATCAAAACTTGCTAAATACCCAGAGCGGGAACGCTCGATCAACGCCTTAACAGGCTTATGCTGATCGGACGTTCCGTCCTGAGGTATTTCCCTTAGCAAGTCAAAGATTTTATCGGCAAGGGCTTTAGTGCTACCTGAGTCCAATAATCAACCATGGCAAACACCCGAACTTTACCTGCGGCATCTAACTTGGTTGCCAATCTTCCAGAGGATGGATAACCGGTTGGGTCATAGACGCAACCGCTTCCATCTTTCTCCAAAAGATTGGGTCCCCTCGTACTGATCGCAGTAGTGCAAGTACCACGGGAGACTCTCACCCCAAGGGGGGCAAGAGCGGCCCTTATGCGCGGGGCCTGGTACATGCATGTACCCGGTCACCCAAACGTAGGCGGCCCAAACCCTTGCTGGATGCAAAGGTTTGGGACACGCCCCGCTCTGGGCGATGCCGAGGAGTTCAAGTGCAGGTAATCGTGCAGGATTCATCCCTTTGTAACACTCATCAGTAACTGATTGCAGCCCTTTGAAGAAATGGTTGGATAACCAGGTCTCCCAGGAAGAAACAAAAGGCTACGGATAAATGGACTCCAGGACGAGTAATGGTATCAGTCTTGACCGCTGCAGGGTACTCAGAACCCGATACAGACCGAAAAGACTTAACCACAGCCGGAGAAGTTGGTTATCTCCCCGGCGTATCCGAAGACGGTGAGCACTAGGAATAGTCCTAGGCAAACCGCTCCGAGATAACGCCGCGAAGGCCCCAACGTCCCGACTGTCCGACTTCGGAGAACCACCAGTAGCTGTCATAAGACAGATATTGGCCGCTTTAAGCCACAAGACCAGACCCTTCTGGCCCTGAGACCGCTGCAATCGGATCACTACCTTAGTGAAAGTATAGATGGCTCTGAGCCTATCTCCAGTCATTCCTCCGACTGCTAACCGGACTATGCTTACGCGTAGCCCGATTAGCCGTTGCTGAGTCGTTAGACTCAGCCGCCTAGTCAAGCGTGCTGCACCTCGTGGAGGTTTAGCATGGTTAATTTCTCAAAATTAATCCGTTTGACCGTTCGGTATGCTCCTTAACGGAGGGCCGTAGGCGCCCCTGAGGCGGGGGTCAGTGGATTAGACTGAGAGAGTCTCTGTAAAGCAGAATCCACATCTAGGTGAATCACCCCGATTCACCCTCATAGGCTAAGCGTAGCGACGCTGATTTAAGGAGGCGACATCCTCCATACCAAGAGGGATCATCATTCGATCCCCTAAATGCGAATCTCTTCCAGGAGACTCGAGGCACGCGGGTGCGTGCCACCTCACCGGGGGTTGACCCAACTTCAAATCGGAGCTGTACCCAGGTACACAACAGACCCATCTCGCCGGTATTGATTCCCGGTTGAATGGAGGCGATCAGGCGATCCCTCCCGAAGGAATTCTGTTGCTCCTGGGACCTCACTTGCAAAAGCATGCTCATGGCAAACTAATGCCGAAAGGAAGGGGCCCAGAACGGGCTTCTTCTGGTTAGTCTTTCGAC